CAGAAGCCTCTGCACTTGCGTTATGTAGTTGGTCAACGCCATGTGCAGAGGCTCCTAACATTAGAGCGGAGTGATGAAGCTCACGTCCGCAACGCCGCCGAAAGCGGTGGTGAACGTCACAGGGGTAGTCGGAGTCGTAGTCGGCGGACCAATCAGCGTGCTAGTAGCAGACACGTTCTGATAAATGCCGCCGTCGATGATCGGGAAGGTCGCGTTGGCGATGGAACCACCGGAGCCGGTGACATAACCAAAGTTCGCTTCACGAATCTGGAAGATGCCCGGACCAATGCTCGGGTTCTTCACAGCACCGGCTGTCGAGGTGTTGTTGCCGCCAAGAGCGGTGCCTTTGTAGGCCACGTTCAAGTACGTGCTGCCGGCCGTGCCGGTGGTAGCCGCTGCGGTCGTGGTGAAGCAACCGATAACGGTAGCCGCCGCGCTGGAACCGCTGGCGCTGGTGAAGGTCAGAGTGATCAGCGAAGTCTGCGGAACGCCCGGATTGGTGCAAAGCACTGCGGTCACAGTGCCCGAGCCGGTCAAAGTGGCAGTCGCCTTTGCCGGCGTGATCGTCACCGTGGAACTGGTCAAGTTCGGATCGAGCGGATTGGTCGTCAAGAAGATGGTCGGAGCGGAAGTGTAACCCGCGCCCTGATCAACAACCGTGATGGACGAAACCGCACCCGAAGACAGAGTGGCATAGCCGGTAGCCGGAACACCACCAGCCGGCGGCGCAGAGAACTGCACGATCGGCGGATAGGTGTAGTTGGAACCAGCGGTGCCGATAGTCACGGTCTGCGACACGGCGCCACCAACGATGGCAGTCCAAGTCGAACCGCCGGCGCTCGGAGTCACGGTCGGAGCGGACGTGTAGCCCGAGCCGACGTTAGTGACGATCGCGCCGACAGGGCACCCAGTGAGGTTGGCAAGACGATAGTTCGTGCCGTCCGAGTTGATATACATCCCTTCATTGCCACTGGTCGTGGAAACAGTCAACCACAGAGTAGTGACCGGGTCCAGCACCTGAATAAAGGTGTAAGGACCAGGAGCAACCCAAAAGGTGCCCGAAGGAATCAGCGTCGTGCCACCGGCCGGAAGCGCGATTTTGTTCGTGCCGCCGTTCGGGATGTAGCTGACAGTATTTTGAGGATACGGAAGCGGAATACCCGCACCGCCAATAGAGATAATGCTCATTAGAAAGCACCTCCAGTAATGCCGGTTACAACGGCGTTAGCTCCGGGCTTGGTGCAGATCACGTTGTAGCCAACGATCATCACGCCGATCTGGGCGATCTGCATCAGGGGAATGGCGCTGTAGAAGCCGGAGAACGCGAACGGCGCGTCTTCAGACAGGTACATCGCAGTGTACTTCGAGTTGATGAAGTACATCGTGCCTTTCGGGCACCAGTGATCCATGTAGAACGGAACGCCCGAGATCACGAGGTTCGGGAAGCTCGACCGCACAACCGAGTCCATCGTGTAGGCATTGCCCGGCGGCATGTTGTACTGCTCAACACCGATGAAGGTGCTGTTCAGGGTGGCATAGTCCGAGGGGCTCATCACGACGAAATCCGGGGCTTCACCACCGGCGTTGTCAGTGATCTGGATCAGGTACTGAGCCATGTTGGCGCGAGTAAGAACCGCACCGGCGGACGGATAGTATTGGCCCTGCCAGAAGCTGTTCGCGCTGCGCGAAATGCCGCCGTAACTCGAGACGTTCGTGCCGTTGTCGCAGGCTTCAACGAAGCCCGACGGCATCAGCGGGTTGGCCGAGTTGTTGGTGAACAACGCCGAACCCATCTGCTGGTTCGTCACAGCATACACGTCGTTCATGCGAACGTCGAGAATGGGGACAACCGCTTCAGTGGACTGCAGCAAGGCTTCGCCGAGCACCAGCGGAACCGGAACGACAAAGTAGCTGCCCGAGAACTGTGCGTTCTGCACACCCGGAATAACCTGCGGCTTGTTGAACGTACCCGAGTAACTGGTCCAGGCGCCCGTCACCATGCTGGAACCCTGCACCGGAACGGTGATCTGGTTCACACCGCCGGCAAACTTCTGCGCGTTGCCGAGCAGCGTCATCATGGTGGGGGAAGCGTAGTACAGCTGGACAGTAACGCGAGGCATAAACGCGCGGCGGGTTAGCGCAGACAATTCATTGTAAATTGCGCCGCCCGGAGTAATGCCCTGATTGGGAATCGGCATCCGTATCTCCTGTTAAATCACTTTTAAGCGACCCACAGGATCGCCTCCGATGTTGCAATGAAAAGAAACTTTGGAGTAAATATAGCGAACCATACTTACTCCATAGTCTCTACCGGCCCCGCTTTTCGTCAAAGAACTTCCGGATTTCGGAATTGGAAGCCTGCTTCCACGAACCCGGACCTTTGAACCAAGCGGATTGGTCTCCTTCTCCTTCGGCCGGGGCTGTAAGATTCCAGCCCTTATCGACGGAGTAAGCTTCAAGACCAACAGGCTCCGCTTTCCGCTGAGACTTCTCAACGAGCGCGGCAGCAGCTTCGTAATCCACGAAACCGCGTTCCTGCATGGTCTTTTCAATCGTCTCAATACCCTCGTCGTCCCAACCTGCTTTACGCAGCTTGTTCCGTTCGCGTTCGAGCAAGCCGTGAACTTCGGCCCTTTTGTCGCGAGTTTCGAGTTCTTTCTCAAGCTTCGCCAGCTTTTCTTCCAAAGCGGAAGTCGCCCCGGTCAGTTCTTTCCGCATTTCAGCGGGCTGATCCAACTCAGGAATGACGGCATTCGGATTGAGATCTTTCACCAAACCCAGCAGCTTAGAGCGCGTACGGGGGTCAGTAGAGAACTTGTCCAGCAACGCCTTCGCAGCAGAAGCCGTCCGGATCTCGTCCTCATCGACTTCGATCAGAGCCATTTACTTAACGTGCTTGATCGAGTTGGTGTTCTTGCCGGCGCCCTTCGGGAGATGCGAAGCGCGAGCGCCGATTTCCGAGTGGTGCATATCGACGCGAAGAATTTCAGTCGAAGACTTGGGAACGGTCTTCGTGTTGTCCTGCCAGATATTAGTCGCCATGTTAAGCTCCTGTCGGTGGGGGAGAGGGAGGAGGAGCGCCACCGGGAGCGCCTCCAGGCGTCGGAGCCCCACCTTGCCCCATAGCGCCAAGAACTTGTTGCATCGGATTCTCTTGCTTCGCCTGCATCATCATCTTTTCCAAGACGGAGCGCTCAGCACCGGGGCTAAACGCCCCAGGAGAAATATGTTTCGACAAAGCCTTCAGGGCCGTCATCACCGCTTGCCCAGGTTCAGAAGTGGCTCCTAGAAGGGGCAGAGCCCCCTCTAGGATTTTCACTGCCCAAGACAACTGGGCCATAGCCGCAGCCTGATTACCACGATCAGGCGTTGGCATCTGGACCGGGGAGGAACCAAAAGGCGGCTGACCCGGCGCAGTTCCTGCACCAGCAGGAGCCATCCCAGGCATCGGGGGCAGTTCAGCCATTACTTGCGCTTACCGCGCTTGTGCATCCGACGAGCCATGATGAAGAATCCCTTCATGTGTCGCGTTGACAGGCCGTGTCAACTCGGACTCGGGGGTTCCTCGTTTTACCGCACCCGCAATAAACGCCCCGGAGTGATGGCACTATGGCCGTCGGGAGGGCCTTCTACAATAAGCCTCAAAAAAGAAGGGGGGACCAACCGATCCCCCCTCAAGTTTGACAGCCGAGGAGCCACACTCATGCAGGATCACACCCGCACTGTCTACTTACGCCCGGTCTTCCCTTTAGTCAACAGTTCTGGATGTTCTTTAATCATCTGAGCTTTTTTCTGTTGCATGATCTTATAACGCGACTTCAACAAGTCCCGCATCGGCAAAGACTGAATCAAGTCCATCGCAGAGTCGCCTTCAATAATCCCTGCTTTCAGCAGGACGAGGGCAAGCTGCTGATGATCCTGCTCGTAGATCGGAGACGAAGAATGCGAGTCAACGATCACGCGGTAGTCGTCAGGGATGGAGGTGAGTAAGAACTCTTTCTTCTCATCTTCGCCGGTGTCGTACCAGAGGGTCCGCGCTTCCTTCGTACGTAGCAGCTCAAACGCCTTATTCCCCATATTAGCGCACTGCCGTTCAACGAGCGTTGCACGATCACGCATACGCGGGGATGCAGTCTTCATCAGTGTCTGCGCATGGCTTCCGCTTCTTACGCCCTGCTCACCCTGGCCGGAAAGAATATTCTGAAACCCGCTCACGTCGTCCATAAAACGCAAAATCTCATTCACGTCTTGAAACGCCGCATCCGGCAGCTTCGGTGTCAAGTCTTCCACCTTCGCACCAGGAGAAGACTGCGAGATAAACCCGGCCTCCTTAAACGCATCATACATATCATCGTTCATGCCGTCGAAGCCGATGAACGCGAGGAGCCTATCGTATTGAAGGCCCATCAGCTTCTTGATGTCCTCCATACGATCACGGAGCAAGGCTTGAAGCTTCAGCATCGGCGCCATCTCACTACGGCCCCAAGCGTAATTCGATACAGCGTTCGGCTGAATCATAATATACGGATGCTCGCCTTTGAGGAAGAGGTTGTGCTTTTTCAGGCGCGGCGTGATGATGATGTCAGGCTCGACAAATTGGATTGTAGTGTAGTCTCCCGTTGCATCGTCCACAACAGTGAGTTCGTGGAAGGTGATGAGATTCATCCGGGTTTCAGGCGAAAGGATTGGCCCGACCGAGTTCACGTCGATAGCGACTGTGCCGCCGACGCTATTCGGCGTCGTGCCGTTTGTAGTGTCTACGGACGGGCCGGAGCCGGCCAGCACGACGGAGTGGAAGTAGCTGGCTTCCGATACGTCAGTAGATGACTTGGCGTGGGCTTTCGCGCGTTTGTATATATCGGCCGCGTCAGGGAGGTGGCTAATCCGCCGCCACAGTTCGTGGATCGTGATGTAGGAGGTTTCAAGCAAGGCTTCTTGCTGGTCGAGGTCGTTCAGGTCTTCTTTGTAGACCCCGAAGTTGAACTGCGGAATGATCTTGGCTTTCAGCCCGTCATGACCCCACATCAGCTTCATGATGGAAGAGCCGTTCGTCAAAGCCTCATCCAGCCCGTCCCCGAACATCATATCAATGTCGTTCCGTTCCAGGCTCTTCGTCAGATACCTCGACCCAGCTTCCGACATCTTCAAAATATCTTCCGGGTACTCATTCTCAAATTCCATGAGGAACCGGAGATCAAGCGGAGAATAAAGATACGAACTCATCCGGTCGATATGCGATTCCAGCCGGTTGTAGATTGCAGTATCGCCTTCTGGACTGCCGGTGTATTTCCATTGCCGGAGAGTCGAGCAAAGGTTTGCCCGATCCCCCATTGACACCCTGCAATCGTCAATCAGCTGAATAACCTTCTTCAGAAGTTGACTCTTATTTTCCGGAAGCCTCATTACATAATTCCCATATGCCGAGTTTGCATCTTTTCCAATATGCCGCGCTGAATTTTAGCCCCTGGCCGCGCGTCCGCCTTTAGCTGTTCAGTAGACATCTCTCCGACATTGCCTTGCCAGAAGTTATGCCCTGCGTCTGACGCGAAGCGAGTCACATCGTTATTCGGCATACGAGAGACGGCAGCCGCGTCGCCTTCTCTCAGACTATCCTTCATATCCGTATGGCCCGTAGAAGCCTCGTGATGCTTGTAAACTTGATCCACGCTTTTAGCGATGGCACTCCCTCCGATATTAACCCGCGGAAGCTGCGGTTCTTCCCCAGTCATATCCGCGCCGCAAAGCTCGCAGTTATCCGGCGGCGGCTCCTGCCTCGTCATATGCAAGAAACGGAATTGCCCACCACAGTCCGGGCAGGCATACGTACGTTCGATCGGCATTACCAGTTCCACCTTTTCCCGCGTCTTGCCATTCTTGCAGCATGGTCGCGTCCCATCTGCTGCCGGCGCATGAAGTCAGCTACGACATTCCCAGTGAAGACTCGGGTCATGTCTTCTTGTGTCCAGTTCTTAGCTTCGCGTTCCGCTGCCCGAGTCAGACCATTCGACTCCATCCGCTTCCGCTCGCCGTCGATCCAAGCGCGAGTTGAAAGCGCAGCCGCCATAACGCGATCGTCTTTTGCGGAGCCTTCGCCTTTAATGCTCAACCCGTCTTGGACGATTTTCCGCATCTCCTCAAGAAGTTCGAGGGACTTCAGCCGGATCTGTCCCATAGCGAAGCCGTCACGGAACTGGTTAAAGATCACGGCTTTGTTGTTGATGTTGGTCTTCCAGTGGTAGGCTACGCCGCCGCCCATAGAATCAGCACGGGAGTAAAGGTAGTTCCGGACGTTCAGCAGAACGTTCCGCAGCCCCTTCTTATCATCCGGCGGGACGATCAACCCCTGCGTAAGCTGCGTTTGCAGGTGGCGGAACTCCGTGAAGACTGCTTCACCAGGGCCGTTCAACTCCAGCAGCAGCCGAGCGTTGCCGTAAAGCCCTGCAAGGTGCGCGACGAT